ATGATCCGAATTTAAAGATTATTTTAATGTCTGGAGGCACAGGTGTCGGGAAATGTCTTGGAAAAGAACAGCAAATAGAACTTTTGATGTCCGAAGAGGACATCAAAAAATATAACTTAGAGGAATTCGTAGAATGAAAATATTATTTAGACAAAAAATTCTCAAAGATTTAGAAACAGAGGAAGAATTTCTTCAGTTTCTATCTGAAACTGATTATATGCCCTCATTACCTAAAGAATTTAAAGATTTTTTTCAAAATAATATAAACGAAACTTTTAATAAATCTGATTTAGAACCTAAAAAATTAAGATCTAAGTTTTATGGAAAAGTTTTATGTTCTACTAAACCATATTTTTATCTAATACGAGGATATACTCAAGAACAAGCAGAAGATAAGGTCAAAGAATTAATTTTAAAACAATCAAATGCTAACAAAGAAAAAGTTAAGCAGATGTCATCAGATGAAAGAAAAAGTTTTATTTTAAACAAAACTAAAGGTTTTAAAAATACTAAAACATATTGGATTAATCAAGGTTTAACCGAAAAAGAAGCAAAAGAAAAGGTAAAACTAGAACAATCAAAAACATCAAAAGAAGCATGGAATTCGGGTAAGATGGATAATAGATTAATTCCATCTAATCCTGAATATTGGACCGAACAAGGTTTAAATGAAAAAGAAGCAAAAGAAAAAGTAAAGGAATTTCAATCAAAATTTTCATACGATAAGTTATTGTTGAAATATTCCGCTGACGAAGCAGATAAAATTTTTAATAACAGACAAATAAAATGGCAAAAGTCATATAAATCAACAATGATAGAAAAGTATAATGTAAAATCGTTTGTTGAGACCAAAGATTTTCAAAAATTAATTGTTCCAAATAAACCAGAAGCAGAAATAATTGAATTTATAAAAAGTATTTATGATGGTGAGATTATACATAATGATAGAGAAGTTTTAAATGGTAAAGAACTTGATATTTTTATTCCAAAGTTCAATTTTGCTATTGAGTATAATGGAATATTATGGCATTCTGATGGATTAGGATTTCCAAAAACCTCAAATACTAAAAACTCTCTTATTGAAAAAACTAACCAATGCGAAGATAAAAATATTCACTTATTTCATATTTTAGATACTGAATGGGATGTTATAAAGAAACAAATTTGGTTTAGTAAAATAGCAATAAAATTAGGAAAAGTTAAAAGAAGAATTTTTGCAAGAAAGTGTATAATAAAACAAGTAGATACTGAGCAAGAGAAAGAATTCTTATTTAAAAATCATTTACAAAGTTATACTCCATCTAGCAAAGCGGTAGGTTTATTTTTAGAAGATGAATTAGTTTGCTTATCAACTTTTGGACAAAGTAGATTTAAAAAAGGAGAAACTGAACTTATAAGATTTGCTTCTTTAAAAAATTGCATTGTAGTAGGGGGATTCTCAAAACTTACTAAAGATGAAACCTTTATTTCATATGGAAATAGAAGATGGACTTATAAAGAAAATGTATATAATAAAACGTTGCGACTTGAACATATTTCTCCTCCTAACTTCTTCTATTATAAAAATAAACTTTTTTCTAGAATGACATTCCAAAAGCATAAATTATCTGAAAAATTAGATAATTTTGATAAAAATCTGACAGCAAAAGAAAATATGTTACTAAATGGATTTAGGATATTTTATGATTCTGGAAATTATAAATATTCTAAAGAATTATAGAATTCATTATAATTCCTTTAATGAATTTTATAAATTATAGTATAATATTAATATAAAAAGGAACAAAAAATGAAATTAATGTTTAAAACGGTAGAAGAATGTTATAAAGAACCAAAAATATCAAAAGAATCAGCATCAAAAATAGTGAACCACATCATGCCAGAGGCAATTTCTCTATATAAGAAATTCGGGACACCAATTAAGGAAACGATCGAGAAAGTAGTTATTCTATCTAGAAAATTAGAAAGAGAAAAGAATCTTATGCTTACAAAAGAATATCTATTTAGAAGAATAGAATTTTTAACTAAGAAAAGATATAGATATACTGCTTATGAAAACTCTATCGAACTGAAAAATGCAAATGAAAATTATGCTATTTTTATTCAAAATGGTTGGATTTATTTCTCAGATAAATTCAAAGCATCAAGCATATACTCGTTTCTAAAAAGATTATCTGAATATATTGAAAAAATGTATGAGAATGAAAATATGAGAAAAGGCGAACAAGTTATTCAACATATTATAAAGACTGCCAAAAAAGAAGGAACTATTATATATAGAAGCGAATTTTTAAATTTTTCAAGCAATAATGGTCTTAATATAACTCTAGAGGGACAATTTTGGTTAAAAATCAGCAAGATTTCAGGAAGTTTTGCTAGGGTTTGGAGAAAAACTAATTTAGATATTCTACAAAAAACGCTTATCGCTGGAATACAAATTATGAAAAAAGATTTAGTTCATCTTAAGAATTTTGGTATAAAACCACATAAAGTTATTCCAGATAACAGAGCACCTAATTTATTTAGAGTAAGATATTCTCCAATTTATAATTAAATATTCAAAAAGGACACATATGATTAAAATTAAAATCCCTATCGGACTATTATTTGAAAAATTAGAATTAGATCATAATGAGAACGAATATAATAATACAATTGGAAAATCGCACTTTGATATTCCAGAAATGTATATAGAAACTCCTTTTGGTCATTCTAAAATAAATTTATTTGTTACTAAAAAAGCAGAAATAATGGATATAGAATTAGAAAATGGCGAAAAATTATATCTTAGTTCAAAACATATTATTATACAAAACGGAAAAGAAGTGTCTGTTGAAAATGCAAAAAATATAGATAATAAAGACGGAAACTCTTATAAAATTATTAGCAAAAAGAGAGGAAAAACTGAATTAGTGTATGATTTAAATATAAATTCTCCTCATTTATATTTTACGCCTGACGGGAGTTTACACCATAATACAAAAATATCAACATATGCTATGTTGTACGATATGTGTAGAGTTTTACATATGAAGAATCCTCAAGAAAAGTTTAAACTTCCAGGAACGACTAAGATAATTTTTATGTTGACAAATTCAACTATGGAGACAGCAGAAAGTATTAATTATGATCCTTTACTTGCAATTATGAGAGAAAGTCCATTCTTTGTAGAGATGTTTAGTAAATCAGATAGAACATTATTCCAAAAGAATATTGATGTAAGAATATCAACCAGAAAAAGACAACTAGTAGGTAAAGATGTGATTGGAGCAATATCAGATGAAATCAATCAAGAAGTGGTCAAGGGTGGATCTTTTGAACTAGTTACAGAAATGATTAATAGGATTACATCAAGGTTCTTATTAAAGGGAGATACTTGGCCGGCACATTATTTTATTATTTCATCTGCTCAAACTGATGCATCTTTAACAGAGCAAATAAGAGAGAACTATGAAGGATTTTCTGGAATAGAAGTAGTGAATCCTGCAAGATTTGATGTTCTATCAGAGAAAATAGATTATTCTGGAGAAAAATTTAAAGTATTTATTGGAACTTATGATTCTGATCCTTTTATTTTAGACACATTAGAGGATTACGATAAAGCATTCGCTATTGATCCTATGAAGATTTATGAAATACCTATTGAACACAAAATAGAGTTTAACAACTCCATATATGCCGGTATTCAAGATGTTTTAGGTAAACCAACAGTTAGTTCTAAAACATTTATAAAGGACAAAAAAGAGGTTGAGGAGTGTCTTTCTCTAACAAAATTGTATGATAAAGATTATATGTTTGTATCTGATGAAATAGAAGATAAAATAATAAATCATATGGACAAGAAAAGAATTTCGGTATTTTCTAGTAACAAAATGTATAATCCAGAAGGAGAAGGAGAAAACTTCAAAAGGGTTATAGCATTAGATATTGGAGTAACAAGAGATAGATTTGGTTTTGCTATGCTTCATCGACGAAGCGAAATAAAGGTAAATAGACAAAGAGAAAATTTGTCTGGAACCTTTGAAGATTTTGTATATTGGGCAGACATTTGTATAGCATTTCTTCCTTCGGTCAAAGGAAAGAAACTAAGACTTGAAAAAATAAGAGATTTTATAAGAGATTTAAGAGATCTTGGTTTTGATATAGCATTAGTAACAGCAGATGGATACCAATCGTTAGATACACTTCAGATTCTAGAAAAAGACGGGTTTAAGGTTAAGGATTATTCTGTGGATAAGAAGAAAAATGCTTATTATGCTTTAAAATATGCAATAGAAGAGAAAAGAATAAAGTTGCCTAAAAATGAAATTCTTAGAGAGGAGTTATTTTGTCTAGTAGAAACAGATAAAAAGATTGACCACCTTGAAGGGATTAGAAGCAATATCGAAGTTCTTAAAAATAGAGAATTAGATATTAGTAAAGATTTAACTGATGCTGTCGCTTCTGCTATTTTTAATTTTAATGATATCCCTGTTTCTAAATTTGATAATAAAGAATTTGTACAAAAACTTAAGATGTCTGCTGGATTAACATCTGGAAATTCAACATATGATGCTTTAATGAGAATGGGCGGAAAATCTGTGGATATGTTTGATAGAAATTAGTTAAGGAGTATTAAATACTCCTATAACATGAAATAAAAAAGGAATAAAATGAATTTTAATAAGTTTACACAGAAACTATTCTGGTGGGTTAATACTGGAAAAGATGCCGCTACTGGAAGAAATTTTAATCAGGCAGGAGATGCAAGTCAAGCAACAAATCAAGTTAATATTGCTTTACAAAATACTCAAAAGAATCTTGAAGCGATCCATAATAAAATTTCTGGAATAAAAGGGTTTTATTTATCCGAAATGATGATAAGTAGAATTATAGACGATGCTCTAAATACTGTTGGAGAAGACGAAGAAGTTTTTAAAGTGAAAATCGTTAATGACGACGGAAGCGAAAATGAACTTGCTACAAAAGAATCTAGAAATTTTAAGAAAAATTTTAATATAGAAAGATTAATTACAGATATTTCTCCAGAAATATTAGCATATGGAAGTCATTATATACGATTAGACGTAAATACTTCAAGTTCTGAATCTGCTCTTAAAGGTATTATTAATATTCATGATGATGTAGATCCGTCAAAAATTATTCCTTCTTGGAGAGACAGTCAAATAGTTTATTTTAATAAAATAAACGATGATGGAACTATTGAAAAATTACCATCATATAATTATGTTTATTTCGGATATTCTAATTCAAGAAAAAAGGTTAAAGTTAATATTAATGATGAAGAAGCGGTATATTTTAGAGTAGGTGAAGGACTTTTACATCCAGTACTTAATTTACTTGAAAGTTTATACCTTTTAGAAGGATTAATTTACGTAAATCTTCTTAAAAAAGCATCAAAACAACCAGTTCTAGGAGTCACGGTACCTGATTCAGTAAAACCTGAAGAAGCAATTAATATAAGTAAATCTTATGAAAAACTAATTAATAAATCTATGTCTGAAATAAAGTTTGATTTTGAAAATATCAAAGAAACATTAGACGATATCCTTAAACATAGCACAAATATTAAGGTTGTCCCTTCTTGGGGAGATAAAGGACAAGTCGAAAAACAAAATTTTGAAGTATTTGAAGAATTAGATGATTTATTTCAAAAAGTAGAAGATCTGAGAAATACTACATTAATGACTCTTGGGTTTCCTCAGTCTATATTTGAGAATGAAGTGTCGAGAATGGATATTATTCAAAATAGTACAAGATATGCTAAAAAGATTAAAACATTTCAAACTTCATTAAGAAATAGTATTCAACATCTATTTCTAGTCCATTTAAAGAATCAAGGTTATGATATTTCTTTACATAATATTAAAATTGAATTTACAAACTCATATAGTTTAAGTGATATAGAAAAAATAGAATATCTAAATATGACTATTGATATGATGAGTACAATTAAAGATTTTGTAGACGAGACTATGGAAAATGGCGAAGAACAAGGAATAAAGGTCAACAATAAAGAATTAATTAAATTTTATAATACTTCTTTTGAAAAACTTTTTGATGCTCCAATATTTGAAATTGTAGATGTTCATGAGAAAGAAGAGGATTAAAAATGAAATTTAAGAATAAAGATGACGAATTTGAATTTGAAGTTCTTAATCTTTCTGATGAAACATACCTAAGAAAAATGCAACTTGCACAAAAAATGAGTAATTTTAATGACGAATTAACTTTCGTCAATCTTAAAAATGCTTGGAATAAATGGCAAGATTCTACTTCTAAGAAGAGATTCAAAAAGAAAATAGATGAATGCTCTAAGATACTTCAACAAGATGAACTTAGTTATCAAGATTTATTAAATATACTCATAACTTTAAATTCTATTAAAACACATATTCTTATTGAATTACAATATTACGAACCAAACCAAAAAAGTAATGCTGAATTTTTATTTGTTATGAAGATATTTTATGAAAAGAGTCAAAAAGTTGAAGAAGAGTTAAGAGAAATTATTTTTAAAAATAAAAGAACTTTAAATAATAATAAAGATATACTTGAAGAAATTTTTAGTTTCTTCAGAGATTAAAAGGAAAAAATATGCACGAATCATCTAGATTCAGAATAATTGATGAATGCTCGCTTTCTGATGTAAAAATTTATTCGGTAACTGAGTATAAAGATCTTAATGAAAATTTTGATCCGAAATCTTTCAGTCCTATTTTAGGCATAGTAGAAGGAAAATCATTAGTTTTAGACGGAGTTAGTAGAAATGGTCGATTTTATCCAAAAGAACTTTGGAATAATGCCTTAAAAAGAGAAGAAACTAAGCAACTTTTAAAAGATAAATTAATGTTTGGTTGCGTTGGACATCCAGAAAATTATACTTTAGATGAATTACTTTCAGATGGAAAAGTTTCTCATATTGTTTCAAAAATAGAAATTAGAAATGACGGATATGGTTATGCCACTTATGAAATTTTAGATACTCCAGCAGGTAGAATACTTTTTACTGTATTAAAAGCGGGTAGTAAAATGAAAGTATCTACAAGGGGATTTGGAGAATTTGCTAATGAATCTAAAAATATGAACGGAAAAAATTATCAAGTTATTAATCCAAATACGTTTACTATTGAATCTATAGATTTTGTTATCCATCCAGGAATTGCAGATGTTGATGTTTCTCTTATAGAAACACTAATAAAAGACAATAAAGAAGATTTAGATAAATTAAAAGAATCAAAAATTCAAATTTGTGAAGACGGAATTTGCACAATCCTAGAGGGAATTGAAGTTCACGAACATTATAAAACAGAGATAAGTAAATATAAAAAAATTATTTCAAATCTTAATGAAGAGAATATAGTGTTGCAAGATAAAATTCTTGAAGAAGTCGTAGACAATAAAGATAATTCTGAAGTTTCAACAGAAAAAGACGAATTTGAACAACCTTTAGAATTATTAAATGCTTATCTAGAACATTATTTGAAACAAATTCATTCAGTAAAAGCACACGAAGAAAGAACTAAGAAATTAATTGAATGGATAAATACTCCAAATGACAATTTAACAGAAGAAGATTTTAATGGTATTTTAGAAACTGTAAAGGTTTTTAATGATGATTATGTTGATAAAGTAGTAAAATTAATTAATTGGATAAAAGAAAAATCAAAGAAAGATTTTGAAGACAATACTGAAGACGAAAGTAATAAAGTAAATTCAAAAGAAATAATGGATATTATTAAAGATGGGAATGAAAAATTAATTCAAAATGTGAATGGTAAAAAAGATAAAGAAGTAAAAGAAGCAAAAGAAAAAGTTTCAAAAGATTTATCGGAAGAATATAATGATTTAATAAGAGATTTAACTAAAAAAATTACTCTTCAGCATAAAAATGAAGAAGATTTTAAATCTATTAATAAGAAATTAACAAAATCTATTTCAGATAATATACTTAAAGAAAAACTTTTAGACGATAAGAAAAAAGAAATAATATTACTTACAGAATCTTTAAATAAAAGTATAAGTGAGTCAAATGATTCAATTAATATTTTAAAGAACGAAAGTAAAATTCTGAAAGAAAAAAATATTTTTCTAGAAGATGAAATAAAAAATAAAAACTTTGAAATTGTTAAAGAAAGAGATCTAAAAAAACATCTAGTGAATGAATCAGTTCAAGAAAAATTAAAAGAAAATGAAGAATCGTTTAAATTGAAGTTTGAAGAAACTTTGATAAAAAATAAAAAATCAATAGAAAATCTTAAAAAAGAAATAATTACATTAGAAGAAAGTGTAAGAATAAAAGAAATTGAAAAAAATAAGTCTGAAGAAATAAAAGAATCAAATTATAGTTTAGAAGTAAAAAAAGTAGAAGAATTAAAAAAATCAAATACTATATATGTAGAAGAAAATAAATCTTTAAAAGAAGAAAATGAATATCTTGAAAAAAGTAAAAAAACTTTAGAAAGTGAATTCAATGAAACAAAGATTTTATATCTACAATCATTATATAAACTTGACAAAACAATTATTACTGAAACTTTAAATACTTTTAATAATATGAAAATGGTTAAAGAATCTTTAGAAAAACGAGAGTTAAAAAATTCTAATTTTAATGAAGATTTTGGATTAGATCTCAATATTAAACAAGAAAGAAAAAAAGTTGTAACATTAGCAGAAAGATTAATATAGTTTAACTATATAACATATTCGCATCACACATCTAAGTATATTATTAAATACATTTATATGTGTGATGCGAAACTAAGAAGCACAAAATTTTTGGTAAGTTTCAACAAATGTTTTTTAAATCTATGTCGGATCTTGAATCTTAAACTTTAAATAAATATAAATAATAACAAGGAAATAAATAATGTTTGGAAAAGAAGCAGTATTAAAATCAATGGGAGATTACGAAAAGAAATATCAAAAATATTTTGATCTTTACGAAAATAAATCTTCAAAAGCAAAAGCAGGAAAATCAGTTAATGAATTTGATCTTGCAGCATTAGGTGCACAACTAGAACAATTTGAGCATTGGACTTCATTTAAAGAAGCAAATGGTTCAGCAGATGATTTAGGACTATTACCTAAAATCGGATTGGATAAACTATCAATTTTATTTGTTTAAACAAATATAAAATTATGTTCAATTAAAATTACACTAATTACTGGGAACTCCTTAGAGTCAATTTACCTTATAAATGAGATAAGGTCGATAACAAATTGAATTGGGCAATCAGTAGGAAAAGGGAAAAAATGAAAGAAAATAATAAAGTCAATAAAACTACAGAGGACTGTAATAAGGAATTATTAAAAGAGTCTAAATATATAACATTAAAAGATTTGGATTATATATTCAAAGATAAAAATGACATAAATATAATGAAAAGTTTTATAAGTAGAAATTTTAAATCTAGAAAATCAGGCGAATATATATATTATTCTGAAAACAATAGAAAGTACAAGAAAAAAGTACAATACTATTCATTGGATGAATTACTTCCATTCATAGAATTAAAATTATCAAAGCATAAGACAGGAAGACAATCAATAAATCAAATTTTTATTGATTTTATTATTTTCTTTAATAAAAAAGTCACAAAACCAAAATACTTTAGAAAATTTTGGCGATTATGGTATTTTTTAGAACAATTAGAAAAAAGAGAAAACTTCAAAGACTTTAAAGAACAAAGAGTTATTTTAGGTAACTATTTGAAATTTAGAGAAATGAAATCAAAAAATACTAAACCATTCTATGAAGAAAATGAAGTAGAAAAAATTCTAAAATATGATATATTTTTTACTACAAAAGAAGAGAAAATAACTAATATTGAGTCATTTAATGATTTTTATTATTTATATATAGAAGAATTCAAAAAACTTTTTGAAAACTTTAAATAGTTATAAGATTAAAAAGTTATTTTTAATTTGTCCGAAAAGACTTGAAACTAATATCCTCAACGACTATATGTGTAATACGAGAAATCGTAAAGATATAGTCTACTCTGTTTTGAAAAAAGCAGTTCAATAGATATAAGAATTTATATCAAATATAAATGGTAATTGCGGCAAGCGCAGCGACGTCTGTTATGCCACTAATTGCTAGTATTCAACCAATTCAAGAGAAAAAAGGTCTTGTATGGTTTAAAAATGTTGTATCTAGAACAACTCGTGGGAATATCACTGAGGGTCAAACTCTATTAGATGCAAAAACTGGTCGTGTAGGTCTTCCTGAGCAATTTGCTGGAGAACATATTACTGATGACGTTGTTGCTACTGGTGACGGTTCAACTACAGAATTTGAAGGTGTCATCAAATATCCTGAAGCAAGAGTTAGAACTATTCTCGTGTCTGTTGATGGTCAAATAGGAACTAAACTTTTAGATGATGGTCAAGGTATTCTTATTGGTATTGGCGGAAAAGGTACTATTAATTATATTACTGGTGCTGTAAGTTTTACTTTTGATGTTGCTCCTGAAGATGGCGCAGTTATTAATGTAGAATATTCAACTAACCTTGAAACTTTACAAGAACTACAAACTGTTAGTACAGAGTACGATTCAACTGAAATTACTGCTAGAACTTTTGGTTTAAGAGCAGAAATTGGATTAACGATATTAATTATAGCAATATAATGTATGAAGAGTTCAATTAAAAATTAACTAATTGCTGGAAACTCCTTAGAATTCAAAGTACCAAAGTGTAATAATCTTTGAAATTGGACAATCAGCAGATAACCCATAAGGGATATTTCAACGACTATATGTTAATTATTTCGAAAATTTAATTAAAAATTAAGTTTAATTTAGGTATAATACCCTATAAGAAATAAAGATAGAGTCTAATCTAATAAGAAACTATTAGGGATAAAAAATGAGTAAAAAAACAAAACTTCAAGAGGAACTTAAAAAGACTCTTGAAAAAACTTATAAACAAAACGAAAAATTTAATATATCAATTTTCAAAAAATACCTTAAAGACTACAATTCACTAAAATCATTTTATGAAGAATGTCTTAAAAAAGGAATAAAATTTAATGAATTTTGTTATCTTATAAATTTTACTGTTGAACCTTGCTATTGTGGCAAACCTAGAAAGTGGTATAAGAATCATTATGGTACTTGTGGATCTAAGGTTTGTAAAACAAAAGCAAGGTCTGAAACATGTCTGAAGAAGTACAATGTATTAAATGCATCTAGTTCTGATTCAGTAAAAAATAAAATAAAGCAAACGAAATCTCAGTTTTCTGAAGAAAAGTTGAGTGAAATAAAAGAGAAAAGAAAGACAACTAACAAAGAAAAATATGGAGTTGAATATTCATTTCAGTCAGAGTTAGTCAAGGGTAAGATAAAAGATACTCTCATACAAAAGTATGGTAATGATTATAATAAGATATTTGGAAAACATAATTTAGAACATATTAATTTCAAAAACTTCAATAAAGATTATATAGAACAACATTTTATAAAAGATGGCATTATTTCAATATCAAAGTGTTGTTCTTACTTTAATTGTGGTGAAAGTTATTTTTATAAATTCTTAAGAGATAATGATATTTATTACAAGAGAAAGCAAAAAACTCAACAAGAAATATATGATTTCATAAAAGATAATTATTCAGGTGAAATACAAAATTCAAGAAAAATAATATCTCCTTATGAGTTAGACATATACTTACCTGATTTGAAGTTTGCTATTGAATTCAATGGAATACTTTGGCATTCTTATGGTTTTAACTATCCTTGTAATATAAATCATTATTCTGAAATTGATAAAAAATATCATTTAAGAAAAACTGAATTAGCAGAAGCAAAGGATATTCACTTGTTTCATATCAATGAAAATGAATGGATTGAAAAGAGGGAAATTTGGGAAAGTAAAATTCTTTTAAAGTTAGGTAAAGCAAAGCATAAATATAATGCTAGACAAACTATTATAAAAGAAATACCAAATAAAATAGCAATGGAATTCTTAGACAAAAATCATTTACAAGGTGCTTGTAATGCTAAATTTAACTTTGGTATGTATAAGGATGACTTATTAGTTTCTGTTTTAACAATCTCTAAAAGTAGATTCAAAAAAGGCGAATATGAAATTATAAGGTTTGCTTCTTTATTAAATAGTATTGTAAGGGGAGGATTCAGTAAGTTCTTGAAGTTCTTGAAAGACCCAAAGTATCCTTCAAAGATTGTTTCTTTTGGTAATAGAAGATGGACATATAAAAATAATGTTTATTCTAGAGATTTAAAACTTGTTTCTATTACTAATCCAAATTTCTTTTATTATAAAGATAAAATTATTTATTCTAGATTTAACTTTCAGAAACATAAACTCAAAGATATAGAAGGATTTAATTTTGATTCTTCTAAAACTGCTTTAGAGAATATGTTAGATAATGGTTATAGGGTCATTTATGACTCAGGCAATTATAAATATGAAATAAATTTAAAGGAATAATATGAAAAACCTTATAACACAGAAAACAATCTTGGGTCTTTTTGAAGATTTTACCCATAAAAATAAAACCTCAAAGGATGCTTACTTTGTATTTATAAATTATTTACAAAGAAACATTAAAAAAGAAAATAATTATTTTGATTTAGATACTATAATACAAAAGATATATTATAATCTTAAAAAACATAAAACCGGAGATACTTTTATCAATAAGATATTTGTTCATTTTATGAAAAAGATTAAAGAATCTGATTTAAAAATATCTAAGAAATCAAAACATTTTTTAATGATTCCTAAACCAAAGATTTTTAGAGATATATATAGAAGTTGGTATTTATTACATACTGAAATATTATACTTAAAATCTTTAAATAAAGTTGAAAAGGGATTAAATTCCCTTAGTAAATTAAAAATAGATAAGAGATTATCTATTATCAAGAAACATAAGAAACTTCTTGGTCAGTATATTTCAATAAAGGAAACAAAATCTAAAATTGAAATAACTGAGGAAATGATACAAACAGTAGAATATTATAAGTTTCACAAAGACTTTAAACCTAAAACAAAAGGTGATTTTTTAAAGAAAGTCAAAGAATCGTATTAATTTTTTAAACTTTTTTATCCACTAATCAGTAGAATAGTCAATATAAATGTATTCAAATCTTACGAAATGAGTAAAAGATTTAATATTGATTCTGAAGAAGTTCTTGCAAAAGATCTAGTTGGGGAATTAACTACAAATATTTCAACTGCTGGTATAGTTGAACTTTATACTAATACAAAAGGTCTAATCACTTGGGACAAACAAGCACCAACTGGTGTAAGTTATATGGAACACTTACTTTCATTCCAAGCAACAATCGCTGAAGCGGAAAATGCTATCCTTGAGCAATCAGGTAGAATCGGTGGTGATATTGTTTATGTTGTTGGTACAAGTGTTGCTGGTCTTATGAGATCACTTCCGGGATTTGTTCCTGCTGTAGATGTAAAAGCATCTCTAGGTACACACCTTTATGGTACGCTAGATGGTCGTCCAGTTATTAGAAGTATTGTTATGCCACGTGCTGAAATGCTTTTAGTTACAAAAGATGATGATTTCTTCACAAGTCCACTTGTAATTAGTCCTTATATGCCACTATTCATTACTGATACTTTTCAGGGAATGGATCACAATCCACTCGCTTCTCAAAAAGCGGCAGCATCAATGACAGGTATTAAATCTGTTGTTCCTACTCTTGCTACGAAAGTGACGATTGTAAATATGTAATCCTTCGGGGTTACAATTTTATTTATAGGGAGATCCCTATAAATTTTTAAAAAGAGATATAATCATGTCAGTAACAACAAAATATATTCTAACAGCGGTTTTATCTTTATTTGTTCTTTATGGGACTTATGAAACAAATAAAAATACGGATAATTATCAAATAGATAAGTCCAGACCATAATAAAGAAGATTTTAAATAGTTTTAATAAAGAATTAAATCTTTAAATAAATATAAAAGGACAAATATGGTAGTTTTGTATAATGATACTAAAAAACTTCTTTCATTCTTAAAAACAGATTATTCTCAAAGATCACTTAAACCTTTAGAAAGTTTAAAGATTGACGAAAAATTAATTCTAAGAAAATCAGAAAGTTTAAAAATGTATTCAGAAGATGAATATAAAAAAATCAATG